CGCCGGGCTTGGGCCCGGTGAGGCCGGCCAGGTCTCCGGCCATCGCGCGCTCCAGCGAGCGCGCGGCCGCGGCCTTGCGCTTGCGCATCCGCGTCCGCTGGGCCGAGGTGTAGCCGAGGTCCTCCCACGACTGCTCGTCGTCGATGATCCCGGCGGTCTTCTTCTTCACCGTCGCGTCCGCCGCCTGGGCGACGGTCGGGGTCGAGGCGTCACGCCAGATCGTCTCCAAGCTGCGCGACTTCGGATTCGGCTCCCCATCACGGATGAGCTCGGCGATCCGCATGGCTCGCTCCCACGAGCCGCCCCACGGCCGGTGCTTGCGCTCGGCCCGCTTGACCAGCCGGGCCTCGCTCGATCGGATGCCGTCGGCAGAGGCCGGGTTCTCCGTGCTGTAGCCCAGATAGTGAGGGGGCAGCCCGGACAGGCTGCTGACCAGCCGCGCCAGCGAGTTGATCGTGTTGTGGAAATTCGCCAGATCCGACTCGGGGAACTGGCCGGCCTCGATCTCACCCGGGCCTTTCTCGTTCGACCACAGCCGCCCCATCAGCCGCGACCAGGCGCTGATCGGTTTGCCCTGGGCGTCGACGAAGTCCTCCTTGTCGACACCCCACACCCAGCGGCGCGGGATGGCGTGGTCCTCGGCACCGACCATCATGTCTGTGGCGATCTTGCAGGCGGCGTCCGACAACGGCAAGACGTCGGACAGCTCGGAGATGCCGAGCGGGTACATCAGGCGCGGCCGGTTGACCAGCGGGACCACGGGCACGACGCCGAGCTCGTGATCGTCACGTTCTACAACCTTCCAGCCCTGGCTGAACTCGTAGTGGATCGTCGCGTTCGGCAGCAGCAGGGTGGCGTACTGCTCACGAACCGCCCCGTCCAGCGCGGACTCGTTATCGGTCCACCGTCGCAACGCCGCGCGTACCCGCCGGGTGCGCGGGTCAACGTCGCAATGCATCTGCAGCGGCGATTCCACCGTGATGAGCGGCAGCTCTTTCTCGTCCTCGTTCGCGCCGATCACGATGAACGAGCGGCGCATCACCATGGTGTCGACGTGCGCCTGCTGCGACTGCTCGTCCATGTCGTTGTACTGCCAGAGCTCCCACAGCCGCTTGTCGGCCTCGGTGTCGGAGTCGCGGCGAAATCCCTCGACGTCGACCCTCTCCTCGACCGCGTCGACGACCAGACGCGGCCAGTTGATCACGACATTGCGGATCCGGCCTTGCAGCTCCTTGAGTAGCTCAGGGTGCATGTATGACAGCGGTTGCTGGCCTTCGTAGTAATCGTCCAGCTGGCGCAGCACGGGCAGCTCCTGCTCGTGTCGGCGCTGCAGCCGGTTCACCCACTCCAGCTCATCGAGCTCCAGGGAGTCGAAAGCCACCGTCCACCCCCTCAAGTTGTTCCGGACGGCCGGCGGGACCACTCGCCGGCCGCCCGGGGTTCGTGGATCAGCCCGACACGGTCATGCGGCCGCTCTTCTTCTTCGGCCGGCGCAGGTAGCCATCGAGGCCGACGATCCAGGCCGCCATGCCGTCGATCCGGGCCTGCGACTTCAACCGTTCGGGCTTGACGAGCTTGTAGTTGTCCTGGCCGTCGTCCTTCACCTCGACGACCTGCGCATTCCAGCGGGCGACCGGGTTGCCGCCGTGCCGTACCCGGCCAGGCCCGATCTGGTCACCGCTCTTACCGAGCAGCCGCTGCAGCTCCTTGATCGACGGACTCTGACCGACGAACGTCTGCGCGATCGGCACGACATCGACGCCACGCAGCGCCGCATCGAGGCCCTGGACGAGTTGGCCGGCGAACATCCGGTCATAGCCGAGCCGCTGCATGTCCACGTGCCGGCAGTCGGCCAGCACCTGGGCCTCGACCGCGGCGTAGTCGATGACGTCGCCCTCGGTCGCCGTCACGAAGCCCTCACGTACCCACCGCGCGAGCGGCACCTGCAGGTGCCGCTGTAGGTCCTCGACCCGGTCCTGCGGGACCCAGAACCGCCAGTACATGTCGAGCTCGACGTCGGGCTGCGCGGACTCGACGCCGACCCACCAGGCGGTCAGGTCGGAGACGGCCGACAGGTCCAGGCCGCCCCACGCACGCCGGCCCTTCGCGGCCTCCCAGTCGGTCATGCCTGCGGTCGCGTCCCACACCCGCAGGTCGATCAGCCTGGCCCGGTCGCGCATACGCCGGTTGAGATGCAGCCGGCAGTACGTCGGGAAGTACGACGGCGTGCTGCGCGCCTTGTTCGCTTCCTTGCGCAGGTAGCGCAGCGTCGGCGAGACGCCAAGGCCAGGGTTGGCCTTGCGCATCGTGCTCTCGGCGAACGGGTCGTCGTCCTCGCCAGCCGCCCAGATCACGCCGTAGTGCGACGGATCCTCGACGACACCCGACGCGACCTTCTCGGTGTAGGCGTGCTTCTCGTCGTAGATCGTGCCCTCGGCGGCCTCATCCGCCGTGGTGATGAAGACGATCAGCGGCTGCGACCGGGCGCCCGTGCCGGTCTCGATCGCGTCGACCAGGCCGCGGTTCCTGTAGACGTGCACCTCGTCGACGACGCCGGCGTGCACGTTGAGCCCGTGCGCCGTCTCGGCCACCTTGGACAGGGCACGGAAGACGCCGCCCGTCTTGGGCACGCGGATGACGTCGGCGAGCGGCTCGATCTTGGACCTGGCCGCTTTCGCGGTCATGGCCATGCGCTTGGCGTCGTCGAACACCCGGCGGGCCTGCTCCAGGCTGCCGGCGGCCGCGTACACCTCGGCGCCGATCTCGCCGTCGGCGAGCAGCAGTACGTTCGCGATGCCGGACGAGATCGTCGACTTGCCGTTCTTGCGCGGCACTTCGATCCACACCGCGCGGATCACGCGGACGACGAGTTCGATCTCCTCGTCCCAGAACACCCAGCCGAAGATCGGCGCGATGATCCACACGACCTGCCACGGGTCCAGGCCCTGGCCGAGCTTGAACGGCTTGCCGGCCCACCGGCCCTTGGTGTGGCGGAACGCGCCCAGCGCGCGCAGCGCCTTACGGGCCCGCTCGACGTCGTAGTAGGCGCCAGGCTCGCGATCGGCTTGGAAGGCCACGACCAGCGGCCGCTTGGCGATCGCGTCGTCGATCTGTTCCGGAGTCAGGCCGAGCTCGATCAGTGCCTCGTACGGGACGGGCAGATCGACCTCAGTCGAAGGGGTCGTCGTCATCTCCATCGTCCCCCGGCGGTGTGATGCCCGCCCGGGCCGAGGGACTCAGTCCGAGCTCCCTGATGTACACCTTCAGCTGGGCCCGGTACTGGCCGGCGATCGTGGTCGCGCCGTGCTTCTGGTAACCGCGCTCGCCGAGCATGAGCATGCCGTCGCGGCTGATCGCCCGCTCGCACTGGTCCAGGCGTGCGACGCACACGCAGTAGTCGCGCATGAGAGCCTCGTCGACGTCGCCGAGGCCGGCCGTCTTAGTAAGCACCGGCACGACCCGCCGCCACTCGCGGCGGGCGACATGGCGGGCCCGGATGTTCTCGCCGCGGATGGCCCGGTTGCGCGAGGGCGGGAAGACCTCGGCCCAGTCGGGCTCCTGCAGGTCTCCAGGAGGGACCACAACGCCCGCCTTGACGGGCCGCTTGCCCGGGTTGCCCTCCCGCACGACCTGCAGAGACGGCCGTTTACGGTGCGGATCGGCCATGGGAGCACCTCCCGCGCAAAGTCGTTCAGCTGCGGCGCCAGCCGGAAGCCTCCCCCGCGGTCCTCTATCCGACCCCTCAGGGGTGACCCCCCACCCCTCTGACCTGCGGAAATGCCACAAGCCTCTGACCTGCGACGATGCGGTCACGGGTCATGATCATGTGGCTATCCTTCATGATCACCAAGCCTGGTCCGCATGGCCAGGTCTTCGGGTGAGCCAGGCTCGTGGTGGTTCTCGATCACGAACCTGGACTTCTTGTACGCTGCGAGGAACCTGCTCATCACCTGGTTGTGCTTGGCATCAGCCAGGGCGTTGTGCTCACCCTCGGCCTGCTCTGGCACGCGCGGGTTGCCGAGCCGCATGCACTCCTGCCTGAGGTCGTTGGTCCACATGGGTACGCCGCTGGGCAGGTCGATCATGCGACCCCACAGCTGACACAGGGCCACGTGGTCGTAGGCGCCGTACCAGGCCCACAGCTCGACGTCGGGTGTGGTGAGGATGAAGTCGCGCACCTGGTCGGCGATAGCACCCTTCGTGTGGACGTGCTGCCGGTCGGGGTGCTGGTCATCCCACCAGATGCCATTCGGGACACCGGCGCTGTCTCGGTGCGTGATGCGTAGAGGGAGGGAGGGCACGACGTTGGCCATCAGCCAGTCGTGGGCGAGGATCTCGTGCAGGGGTGCGAACTCGTTGATCGCGTACAGCTGGCGCCCGTCCTCAGCCACCAAGCCGATGCTGATCAGGTCGATGGTGTGGCCGTCTTCGAGGAACTCGGTGTCGTAGAAAATCTTCATACGAGCGCTCCAACGATGGCGTGGAACAGGGTGTCCTTCGCGCGTTGCTCGACGGGTAGCTGTTCGTACGGGACAAGGCAGGGGTGCGCCTTGACATCGGGGTCCTTGCGCGGCCCGTACGTCCAGCCTTCGGCCCGCTTGTGCTCACACCAGGCCGTGTGCAGTTGCTCGGGGGTGGCGCCGCGCCGGGCTTCCTCGACGCCGGCGATCGCTGATTCCCGCTGCCAGTCGGGTGCGTCATCCCACTGAGGGGACGGGGCGGGGTCTTCAGTGGCGACCTGCAGGGCGCGGTTGGCCTCGTGACAGATGCGAGCGATCCAATCCGCGGGCATGGAGATGCGCTTCACGACTTGTCCAGGGCGGCGCGGACGAAGCAGTCCTTGGCTTCCAGCAGCTTGCGTAGGCCGGCGGTGAGCTCCGGGCTGTCGGGCAGCGCCTCGATCATCTGCTCGGCAAGGTCGTGGCAGGGCTTGCTGACGGCCTGCAGGTGCTCCGGGAGGTGGAAGTAGTCGAAGTAGCGGGACATGCGGTAGGTCTCGGGGCGGCGGCCGAAGAGTTGCACGGTGGTCCTCCATGTGGTTATCGGGCGTTCCAGCCGCCGGGCTGGTGGTGGCTGGTCTCGCGGTTGTGGCAGGTGCCGCAGAGGCCGCGGCCGTGTCGGGGGTCGTTGGGGTCGAGGCCGCGGCGGACGAGTTCGCGGCGGTCGAGCGGGTAGTGGTCGGCGGCGGTGCTCGGCGCGGTGCGGCAGAGGACGCAGACGGGGTCTCGTCGCAGGACGCCGGCGCGGAAGCGGTCGCGGTGGGCGGCGCCGTAGCCGCGTTGGGAGGCGGTGCCGCGTTGTTCCTCGGCGTCGGCCTTGCAGGTGGGGCAGCGGCCGCTGGTGGCGAGGTGGGGGCATCCGGGGGTGGTGCAGGG